AAGGCTGCTGCGTGATGTCTTCGACCAGGATGTAGGCCGGGTTGTCAGTGGCAGGCTGCACATTGACGGTGCCGCCCCCGGTGTACTTCGCTATCTGGATCTTGAAGGTGTGCGTCCCGGCTGGAGGGCTAACGATGATCTGGCCCATCGGGTTCATGTACTGATCGACCGTGAGCGTCCGGTAGGTCACCCGTCCGACGATGGCCCCGTTTTGCAAGATGGGGATGTAGATGTCCCCCGTCGTGGTGAGGGCAAGAACCTGCATCTTGCCGGTGATGCGTAGGCGGCGTCCCGCTGGCACGGTGACGGTCACCGACAGGTTCGTGACATCAGTCAGGGTGCCGCCGATACCGGTCTGGGCCGTCACAAGTTCGGCGTAGCCAAGGGTCGTACCAGTGACCGGGATGACCGGGGCCTGCTCGGGGAACGTATCGATGCGCCCCATCACGTCACCCCGAAGACGATACCGTCGAGAGCGATCCAGACGTTGTTACCGGGGTCACCCGGCGTGACACGCCCATCCTGAAAGACACGAATTCCTGCCAGAGCGCTGTTCGACAAACCAGTAAAGTGGTGATCCCAGGCCGGGCGGTAACCCACCGGCAGATTGAATGCTGGTGTTGAGAGCGTCCCGCTCTTGATCAACCCACGCAGATAGACGAGATCGTTGACCTTCCGGTAAGCCGCCGGGGTGTAGGTACCGCCGTAATTCAACCAGCCATTGAGGAAAGCAGTAACCGGCGTCCAGAGCGCTTCGTAGTAGGCACCGGTCGGAGCCTCGGTGCCGGTGATGTCCTCGACGTGTATGAAGGCCGGGAAAGTAGCACTAGCTACTGAGTTGACACTTCCGGCGCTGGTAGCAAGCATCAGATAGTAGGTGTGCGTTCCAGCCGTGGGCCGCAGAACAGCCGCTCCCTCCAGCACGCCTACCTGATTAACCGCTGCCGGATCGAAGTGGCCCAAACGCTGAAGCTCTGCACCGGCCTCGTACAGCTTGAGCCGAACAGATCCGGCAGCCGTCAACTGCTGGAAGATGGTGTGGCCTGTTACCCGAATACGACGGCCAGCAGGAACAGAAACAGAAACTGAGAGTCCGGTGAGCGCCGTATCGGCAGTGGCAGGGACGCTCTGATTGGCTACGACTTCGGCGTACCCCAACGAGATCGGCCCCGGCCCACCGGTCCCTCCGGTGATGTCCTCTACCAGCAGATATGCCTGATAGTCGTTGTTGTCTCCAGCCAGTGTTGAAGTACCACTATTAGGGGCGGCTGACAGCGTGTAGACATGCACCCCAGGCGTCGGCTGATCGATGAACTCCGCTTCCAGCGTGCTGTTGACTCCAGCAGTCGGATGGTGAAGGAACCCGGCGTTCTTCTGGTCACCATCACGGTTGATGTACATCGCTGTACGAGCACCAACTGTGTTGTTGTTTGCGTAGCACCGTCCAGAGATACGCAAGGTACGCCCCGGCGGAACGTACACAGTGGCGGTGAACCCCGGCATAGCTGTCGGAGCGGTGATCGCCTGGCTGAATTCCACCGGGACGAAGGCCAGTACCGAACCGGCCCTGGCAAGCCCCGGCGGCGGGTATACGTCGATGCTCATGTGATCTCGACCCCCGACAGGGTGAGCGTCAACGATGAAGCAGCGCTGGCCTTCATCGCCACGAAGCCGCCGGTCGCCAGGACTTGGTCGAGCGTGTACATGACCGTGGCCCAAGGCTGGATGATGTGGTTGCGGATGACAGCGTTCGTGTCACCAGCGGTGCCGCCCGAGGCCACCAGGGACACGTCGAGCGCTATCGAGCCACCGGTCACATTGCAGACCACCAGGCCCTTGACGATGGCGCTCTTGGCCGCAGGCACCACGTAGAGGTTGCTGAAGGCGACGCCAGGCTGGGCCTGCCCGAGGCGAGTCGGGGTGTAGACGGGCATTACCAGCCTCCCATGTGAACGAGAGGATCGACCTCGCCCCCGGCGATGATGACCTCGGTCTCGTCGTTGGCTGCGTCGTCGTTCACCGTGACATTGGGCCCGATGAAGTTGAGTCCGGCCCTCGTTGCCAAGGGCGTTCCTTCGTCCTTGATGACGTGACCCAGGTTCCCCGAGACAGCGACGGTCACAAGGGTCTCGTCGTTCCCAGCATCATCGGCCACCGTGATGTCGATATTGCTGCCCTCGATGAAGTGCAGTCCCGCCCGGGTGGGATACGGCGAACCCTCCAGCAAGATGGTGTGCCCGGCCTGGGGGACGGCCACGGTTACGTCCACTTCACCGTTCACCGGATCATCGATGACGGTGAGTGAGACGTTGGCTCCCTCGATGAAGTTGATCCTGGGCCGGATACCAGCGATGACCCCAGCCTCGGCCACCTCCAGCCCTTCCGGCGGGAAGGTGAGCGCTGTCGTTTCCACGCCGGAGGCGGTGAAGACCAGGGTCGAAGCCACGCTCGTCTTCACGCTGATGAAGTCACCGGAGGCCATCACCTGGGCCAGGTCGAAGATCACCACCCTCTTGGGATCGATGTTGATGTCCTTGCAGACCCTGTTGCCGTCAGCCACTGCCACGCCGTTAGGCACGAAGGAAATACTGGCGAGTGCCGACACCGTGCCGACGTTGGCAACGATGATCTGCTTGACGATGGTGAGATCTCCGCCAGGGGTGGAGTAGATCGTGGCGTCGGTGGTCACCGCCGGGAGTGACTGGGCCAACCTCTTGGGTACGTACACAGGCGGCGTGACGACAGGCATCAGGGACTCACGATCATCCAGATCAACGTCTCGTCAGCCCCGCCGCCCCCGGTGACGATGTTGGGGTGCGGGTCTTCCGAGTTAACGTGGTCGGTCATCTCGGCATCGGTGACATAGCCCGCCAGGTCTGCGTCAGTGGCGTACTGCGGGTGCGGGTTCCCGGCCGCTTCGTGAGCAGGGACCGGATCAGTGGGCGAGCCATGCGTGTGGTCGCTCCGGGCCAGGGTGGTGGCGTTACCGTTACTGGGAGCCAGGCCGAAGGTGGTCTCAGCCACCACACCGCCGAAGTTGATGTTCGGGTCCACCCCGCTCGGCCGGAACGTACGCCAGACACCGATCCACACCGGTCGCTCGATGTCACCCGCCTCGAACATGACCCAGACCGGGTCTCCAACTGCGGGCGTGGTGACACCTACGGCTTCGGGGATGGACGGCCAGGCCCAGTCGGTGACGGCGTTGCCCAGAAGCTGCGGCACCTGGACCCGCAGGCGCAGGAGATCCTCCGGGTCAGCGTTGTCGATGACCTTGCCTCGGTAGCACCCGGCGTGCTTGTCACCCGGCACCGTACGACCTCGGGCTGTATGCCGCTCTCCAGCGGTTCCCTACGAAGATGGCAGGCGGCGTCTCGCCAATGATGGTGCCGTAAGGCGTCGTTCGTGGCGGGATGACACTGCGGGCCCGGGTACGGGGCTTACCGAAGCGGTTGAACTCCGAGTCCCGCCCCAGAGTGGCGTGCAACGTGTATCCCCGGACGCTCAGGTCATGCTCGATGCCCTGGACGTACCAGTAACCACTGTGCCGTTGGCCTACGCCGATAAGAGCGATGAGCATGCCTGGGCGCACCCGGGCATTACCGTTAGCTTCCAGCTTCGCTTGAATGTGCCAGCGATTGGCGAGCGCTGTTCCCACCAAGTTGGCGGCGGCCTCGCCGTAGTTGACCATGGGCTCAGACTCATAGTTGTCGAACACCGGCACGGTTGACTCAGAACCAAGCTGATCCCCGAAGGCCGGAACTACGGACATTGAGTACTGGTCGCCTGACCGAGGATCAACCCCCGCCATGTAGCGCACAGCCTTCTGTCCTCCATCGGGCGTGGTCTCTCCGCTCACGACATGGAAGGTCTGTACGTTGTTGACGCCGGTCGCCGGGTTCTGTGGGCCGGTGGAGACGAAGTAGGGGGCCGTCTCCAACTGCAAAGGCAGGTTGTACAGCGGCTGACGGAAGTAGACATCGGTGTTGTCCACGTAGAACGTCCACCCGATGCGCTGGGCCAGACTGACGAGGAAGTTCCAGTCACTCCCGTCCTGGGTCAATGACTCCCATACCTGTTTGTGCTCCTGAATGTGTCCCGAGAACTTCTGGGAATCGGCCAACGCCCGCACGATGGAGGAGGCGGTTCGCTTCTGCCACACCCGCCGGGCAGGTTGGTTCATCACGAATGAAGCACCGATGCACACCAGCTTCAGCTTCGTCACTCGACCAATACCCTGCACCGAGATGGGCTCGGTGTGGTGGACGTAGCCGTTGATCGTGCTGACCTCAGCACTTTCGACCCCCCAGCGAACCTCCACCGGAATCCCGGTCTGAAAAACCGTGGCATCGTCGTCCAGGTTGTCAAGCACGATGGAGATCACGTCGTGCGAGAACTCTCGCTGGAGCACCGTCAGGTTGGCAGCGGTGAACACCCGGCCAGGAACAGTGTGGAACCGGACCTGACGTACATGCGAGGGGAGGAGCGCTGTTCTAGCCATAGGGGATTCGCATCACCGTCCCCCGAGCGATGTCCTCCGGGTAGAACACCTCGGGATTCGCCCGAGCGATGATCCACCACATCTCGGGATCGTCGTAAACGTCGTAGGCGATGTTGTCGAGCCGGTCCCCCTCCTTGGTGACATAGATGTCGAACTCGAAGTACGGCTGCTCGTCCACGTTGGGGCGTACGTAGATGGCCGGTTGCATACGCCCCAGGTGATCCCTGACCTGCACCACCCGCTCACCGTCGTATCTACTGCCTTCGTAGATCATCAGAGGATGTTCGGCCGGGCCGGGAGGTTGCTTGGCTTCTGCCCACCAACAGCCGGAGCACCGCCGGGCTTCGACCCCTGCTGAGCGAATGCAGCAGCCTGCTGGGTGGTCACGGTCCCGGGGGTGTGGCCGTACCGTGTCCGGGGGTCATAATCGTGCGGCATTTGAAGAGCGCTGATCTGCACGGCTGCGAACATCGGAACCATCTTCTCGCTGAAGACTGCGATCTTGGCGCTCATGCTGTTGATGAAGCCGTAGAAAACGTGGTCCTTGCCGAAGACGAACTTCAGGGTCTTCAGCAGCATGTAGTTGTAGCGGGGGTCTTTCATGCCGACGATGTACTTCAAGGTGTCGAGGTCTTGCAGGACACCTTGACTGTCATCGCCGTAGGCCACCTCGTACTGACGGTTGAGCAGGATTTCAAAGCCGACACTCGTTCCGCCAAGAGGACCGGCCGTCTGAATCTCGGCAGTGGTCGAAGGATCGGCCAGGTCTTGATTGAAGCTGAACGTGTAGCTGATCTCGTTGGGGTTGTACTGGAAGTGGAACTCTCCCCCGCCCGCAGGCATGTGCTCGTAGATCGAGCCCCGCTCGACCTTCCCCACCCAGGGCGTGGGCGGGTTGAGACGGCCATCAGGTGGCGCATTACGACGGGCATAGCTAGTGGTGAGAGCACCGCCTTGTTGCTTGCCGCCGATGAGTGGTGCCGGAACTGGCTTGGCCGGTGCTTGCTTCTTAGCCACGTCCACCTCCGATCTGGAGCAGTCGGTCTCTATTGCCCAGGGTCTCCATGACATAGCGAGCGAAGCGCTCCGCTTCTTCCGGCGTGCCCCTGGCAATCTGAGCCGTGAAGTTGGCCTGCTGAATGATGATCGGTGCAGGGCCACCGCCAGCGGGAGCAGCCCCACCAATGGACACAACCGGAGTGGAACGGCCAAAGCCCTCACCAACCGGTGGGTCACCAATGCCATGCTGCTGCATGGCCTGCTGTACCACCGGCATGTGCTGCGTGTGCTTTCCCGACTTCCACACCGACCAGGGCTGAAAGTTCCGGCCGCCACCAGAGATGTCCCACGCCGCCTTGGCCTGGAAGTTGGGATCGGCCAATAGCTTTTGGATGTCCCGAGTGGTGCCTTGGCCGGTGTCGGCCTTCAGCGTGCGGACCTGCCAGAGACCCACGCTCGGGCCCCACTTGGCGTCCTGAAGATTGATGTCACCCTTGGCGTCGGGACGCAGACCACTCTCACCCATAGCGATGGCGACGATGGTCTGGAGCGCTGAACCCGAGAACCCAGCCGACTTCGCCAACCGCAGAGCTTGCTCGACCGAGATCGTTCCAGCAGTAGGTACGTTGATCGACGGGCCACCACCCCCGGCCGCTCCGGCTCCTGCGGCAGAACCTCCACCCACTGCTGTCGTGCCAGCGAACCCACCACTACCCCCGAGAAGACTCGGCCCACCAAGACCGAAAATAGAGGGTCCAGCTAAACCGCCTGTAATGGCCGCACCTGTGGTGCCGCCCCCACCGCCGCCGCCACCCGGCGCTCCGGCGTCTGTCGCTAAGGCAGCGTCTGTGGCCGCTACAGCGCCCCCTGCGACGCCGCCAGTGGGCTCGACGTGCCAGGGTTCGATATTGCCGATGGGGAGGCCCAGGCCGTACTTGGCGACGTTCTGAGCGAGCCAACCATATTCAGAGGGCGGGCCGACATCAGCAGCTAAGCCCTTCTCATGCTTCGACTTCCCAGGCGCAGCAGCAAGATTGCCCTTCCCTGCTTTGTACAGGTCATAGAGTCGCTGTTGCTCCGCCGTGGACCGGTAGCCAGACGTGAGGGAGAGCTTCGGATTGTCAGTGAACATCCGAGCGAGCCTGGCGACGAAGTCGGCGTTCATCCCCTGCGTCTGGCCTTTGCCCCGCAAGGACTGAGCAGTGCCGCCAGTCGGTGGGGCATCCCCCACGTCGCCGCCGTACATCATCCAGCCCCAGGCACTGACCGGATCCCCCGTTCCTGCCAGCCTTCGGGCCTCGTCCTTGTTACCCGGACGTTTCAGCCCCCGAGCCTCAAGCTCGTTCTCCACGATGGTGATGGGCGTGGTCTCTCCGAACACACCGCTCGACGCCACGTCCCAGAGATTCCCGGCTCCAGATTTCTTGTGCTGAGCCCACTGTTCGTACAACTGCTCATCAGACATTTCAGCCAGTCGGCCCTCGGCTCCCCTGCGAGCCCCGGTGACCTTCCTCTGCGCTCCGCTTCTGGCATTCCACACCGCTGCGCCGCCCACCACTGCCACCGTCGCAGGCAACGCTGCCGAACCCGCAATAGCAGAGGCAGCGCCACGAACAGCGGTGCCGCCAAGAGCCTTGGCTCCCAGGCTGAGTGCGCCCTTACCCAGGACGAGTCCCGCAGCGGTCTGGAGGATGCCGCCACCGCCACCGCCACCGCCACCAATGCCCGGGAGTCTTGCGAGCATGCCGCCGAGTTGACCGAAGAGATCTGGCAATGGTCCTAGTGTGCCGAGCAAATCTGCGAAGGTGTCGTTCAGATTACGGACGACATTGTCCATGTTCTCCATGCCCTGGAGCACACCAACATCAGTCTCCGCCCGACGCCGTTCCTCCTGCTCAACACGCCGTCGTCGCACATTGGCCGTCGTCTGAGCGCCGGGAGTCTGCATGACGTTCCCAGCCGTAACGTCCTTGCCGCCTGCCGCCGAATTTTCAACCCAGGAGATGAATGCTTCCATGTCGTCCGAGTTGCCCTGGAAGATCTGCTGGACGAGCACGTTGGAAGGCGTACCTGGGGTTCGCAGAGTGAGGCGTACTTCCTCTGCCGTTGGGTTCCGACCCAACGGTCGATAGATATAGTCACGAAGCTGCTTATAGACCTCCATTGAGGTCTTCTGCTGACCGCCAGGGCGTACCTGAACGCCAAGCATCCGAGTGACGTTCACAAAACCCGGCTGCTGCATATTTGCCTGCACACCCATCTGCGCCTGGGGAGTGGTTCCGGTCATGGCAGCCATACCGGCAGCGGTGCGGAAAATGGGCGTCAGATTACGACCACCGCCCGTTCCCACCTGAAGCCCAGCCCGTTGGGCAATAACAGCCATCTGGGCTCGTTCTTCTCGGGTGGCTCCGAGAACACCGGCCTGAGCGATGGTGTTCTGCATCCGATCCCGGTAACCCTGACTCCACTTCACTGGCGCACCAGGACCGCCCTGAAGCGTCGCCATGTTGGCAGCGAATTGTGTTGCCAGTGCAGGCTGTTCCTGCCGTTGGGCGTAGCGTTGAATACCCCCAATCGTGACGAGCGCCGCCTGCGACCAGGACATCTGCTGGGTACCTATGGCGGCCCGAGCCCCGGCCATGGCCGCACCGCCGAAGCTCTGCTGCCCGGGGATGCCCTCGGCACCGCCACCTCTGGCTGCCCGGAAAGCAGTGCTGAACGCCCCGCCCATCTGCTGAGCACGGCCAGGTGCGACGGGCATGGTGGTCGTACCACCGAGCCTGGGGTTGGCCTTCCCTCCTCCACCTCCGGCCCCGCCGGGTAAACTTGCACCGGCAGCCTGTGCTTCCTGAAGATTCTTCTTCAGGTTGTCGAAGAACTTGTCGGTCTCTCGACTGGCCTTGGCGGTGTCCTTGAATGGGGCCCAGAACTTCTCGACCTCTTCCCGAGCCGACTTGACGGCTGCCTTGAAAGCGTCGATCCCCTTGGTGTCGAAGTTCAGGCCAGCGGTACTCCACTGCCCGCCGCCGCCACCACCTCCCGCTGCTCCGGCGGCAGCCCCGCCCCCCGCAGCGTTAGGCTCCCCGCCCGTTCCACGTTGTCTTCTTGGTCTCGGCGGCCTTGCCATCCTTCAGACCCATCCTCCGCTCAGCCACAGTGGCCCAGTGTTTGCGCTCTCTGACAGTCAGGGCGGTGATGTCGGAGTGGGTCCAATACAGTGCTACGGATATGAGTCCGATTTCATAGTGCTTCTGTTGGTAATCGTTAGCCCCGAAACAACGACAGAATGTCGATCTGCAAAGGGAAGTCACGCCCGCAGCCAGGACACTCCAGACTCACCTCCCCGTACTTCGGACCTGGCTGCGCTTCGTTGAGAGCCTTGACGATGGTGCGGCGGTCCATGATCCCAAGAGCCCGCACGGCGTCCTGACCGGTGATCGGCATGTCATCGATGGAGATCATGCACCGAGCCATCATGATGGTGTTCATCTCCGGCACGGTCTTGTTGGCGAGCCCAAGCACGTAGTCCTGGTCAGCGGCCGTGGGGATACGGACCCTCGCCATCCGACCGTCACGAAGCCTGATCTCCAGTGTCCGCTTCTTCTCGTCACCGAAGTCCACGATGGGAATCTCAGTGCCGAGATCGAAGCTGGCGTCCACCGCCGAGGCGCACGACGGGCAGATGAGCGTGAGCGTCATGTCGTCGCCGTACGTCGCCCGGCGGATGGCGAGCAAGAGCATCTCCCGGTCGCCCACCAGTAGCTCACCCAGGAGGTTTTCATCGGGGTTTTCGTACTTGCCGATGCGCTCGGTGCCCCGCTTGGTGATGGTCTGCACGTAGCGGGCCATGTTCTTGGTGGCGTCGGCCTTGGACAACGCCTCCTCGTCGGCACCAGTCAGTTCCCTGACGACGGCATCGTCATGGAGCGTGCCGTCCGCATCCATGAGCCCGCCGCCAGGGAGCTTGACCGCCGTATCCGGCGGCGGAGGGATGAAGGGAACCTGCACCATGTTGGTGTCGGGCTTCTCCCCCTCACCGCTGAGGATGCTCTGCGCCAGGGCGTTAGCTGCCTCCGGGTCCGTGGACGAGGAGACAACCTGCATCGGCCGGTCGGTCACAGGGAGACACCCGCCCCTGCTCCGGCCCACTCAACGTCGAAGCCTTCGTGCTCCAGGGTCAACTGCTCGATCATGACCCCGTTGCCCCCGGCGTCGAAGTCGCTGTAGGCGACGGTGGTCGGCCAGGCGTTGTAGATGTGGAACCGGGATTTGATGGGCGTGGGCCCACTCGTCACCGGGTGGTCGAGCACGTTGATGTGGAAGTTCGTGCGGAAGTTGTTCCCCGCTCGCCCACGGCCACCGCCCTGGATGACGAAGAAGATCTCGCAGAACCAGCGCCACATCTGGTTGGTGCCCATGACCATGCCTCGGCTGAGAGTGATGGCACCGAAGTTGGTCTGGCCCGGCATCTTCCGAGTGGTGGTGTTGTTGCCACCCTCCCGGTACGGGATCATGTCGGTCGTGGCGGCGAGGCCACTGGCCGACATGAAGCCCAGTCGGATCATGTCCTCGATGCCTGACTTGGCGATGTTGACGTGGAACTTGAAGTTCCTGATCGGGTCGGTCTCGATGCTCGACTTGGAGTCGTGCAGGGTGACTGCGGCCATGACACCTCCTAGACGGTCACGGTGGCGGTCGAGCCACCCTCCCATTGGCCGATACGGATGACGACGAACTCGGCCGGGAACTGGAGAGCGACACCGATCTCGATGTTCACCTGGCCGGATGCGATGGACTGGGGGGTGTTGTTCTCGGCGTCGCACTTCACGTAGAACGCCTCGTCCGCACTACCACCCCGGAGCGCCCCCCGCTGCCACATGGAGAGCAGGAACTGCGTGATGTTGGTGTTCAGCCCGGACCAGAGCACTTGGTCGTTGGGCTCGAAGACAGCCCACCGGGTGTTGTCCACCAGGCTCTTGCGGATGAAGTTCAGCGTGCGCCGCACGGAGACATAGCGGTCGCTAGAGGTCGCCCGCAGCGTGCGAGCACCCATGATCGCCACGCCCACGCCGGGGATGTGCCGGATGGCATTGACATTCGCCAGGTTCAGGCTGTCCAGTTCAGCGTTGGTGAGACGAAGCTCGACACCCATCGCCCCGGCGATCCGGTTGGCGATCCCGGCCGGGGCCTTGTGCACGCCACGAATGCTGTCGGTGGCAACGTACTGGCCCACCACTGCCCCGCCGGGCGGGAGCTTGCGTGATGCTCCCTGCGAGGACGACGCCGGGTCGCTGAAGTAGAGCCAGGGGTAGTAGAGCGCTCCGAAGGCGGAGTTCCTACCCGATGCCTGAGTCTGAATGTTCGCCACTGTCTCGTTCTCAGGCGGGTCGAGAACGGCGAAGCAGTCGCCCCTGGTGGAGCAGTAGGACAGGAGGGTGTCCTGCATACTGGCGTGCAGCGCTCCGGCGGCAGAGGTGACGCCCGGCATGTTGATGGTCAACGGACCCTCGACAGTGTCGAGAGCGTTCAGCGCTGCCGTCAGTTCGGTGGCGGTCTGCGCCGGGTCGGTGCCGCCGGTCAACGCCGTGGGCGTCAGGAGAGCGGGCCGGTTGAAGTCCGTGCCCACAGGCGTGGCGGAATCCAGGTCGGTGACTGTGATGAAGGCAGAGCCAGTGCTCGGGGAATTGATGACGTTCTCGACGTACCGGCCGTCCGAGTCCACCATGGACAGGTCGAGCCAGCGCTCCACGATGTACTGATCGGCTGCACCGCCGTAGCGCACGATGAGGTTGAATCGGTCAGCGCCGACGTGCGCCACCTCGACGTAGATACCGCTCGCCCCTCCGGCCCAGGCACCGGGGTTGGCGGCATCCACCCGCAGCGTCGGGTTGGTGGCGTCGTTCAGGCTTCTGGTAGCGACGGTGGCGGCGGGCCCGGCCGCCCGCACGACCCACGCCTGGCGGCCACCGTTGGAGAAATACTGGTGGACGGCGTAGGGCAGGAACTCGGTGGCAGCCCCGAAGCCCCCGAAGTACTGGAGGTACTGGCTCCACGACTCGATGTACTTCGGCGTCGTCGGCCCCCGGCTGTGTGCGGCCACGAACGCCGCAACACCGCTGGACGGCTCCACGAACGCCGCTGACAGGTTGAGGACTTCCTCTGCGTATACACCCGGCCTCTTCAGAGCAGGCACTGCGCCTCCTTAGGTAGCTGATTCGTGGGGGTCCGAGTGTTACTCCGAGTCGCAGTTCAAAATTGAGAGCACCAGTGAAGGGTCCGCTACATCCTCGATGCCGATGGTGATCGTCTCCATGTTCTGGATGCTCTGGATCACGGTGGGCCAGAGTTCCGAGGCCACGGAGACCGTGTAGATGCGCCGGAACGTACGCTTGCCGTCCGGGTCGATGTCGGAGGCCGAGGTGAATCCGGTCAACTGCATCGTCCTAGCCGTTTCGTCGTTCGGCACGTAGAGTGCCCCCCACTTGCCGGGGAACTTCCTCCAGAGCGCCGCCTGTAGCTGCCGGTCGTGCTGGGCGCTCCGGCTCACGACCGTGATCTGGTAGTAGAGATCGACCGGCACCGGACGCTCCGCCACCAGGGTGTGGTTCTCCTCCTGAGCGGGCAGCGGGTCGGGCGGTGAGTACAGCATGGTCGAGACCTTCAGCTTGTTGACCACGGCCCGCTCGTTGGCCTCGTTGATATCTACGAGGTCGATGGTCACGTAGGGGAAGGTTCTCTCCACTGCCTCCTGCTCGGGCTGGCGGTACCACACCTTCACAGGGCGGCCCCCCGGCGGAGCATTGGCGTCGGTCACCGTCATCCCCTGGAGGTAGGTCTTCATGGCCTGGTCTTCAGCGATGAGCCAGCCGTAGCCCCTGGTCGCCGGAGGCATCAGCCCCACCCCCAGCGCTGGCTGAGCAGGTCAGAGAAGCGCTGCTGGTTCTCCCGGCGCATCTGGTTGGCGTTCGCCAGGAAGAGCCGCCGAGGAGCGAGGCCCTTCTCCGGGTTGCCGTACTCCAGGTCGAACGTCTCCTCGGGGAAGGAGAGGTGCACGTC